TACGTATCTACTGACCAAGATGGTAACTTCTCTGTTGGTAAGTACTTCAGGGTTGAACAGGCAACTGGTAAGGCAACCTTGGATGCTACAGCGTTCAACTTGGATGGTCTATCAACATTGAGATTGGGTGCTATTGGTGCTCAGTTAGGTGCTACTATTAACGAGTTCTCAACTGATGGAACTCTATCTCAAAATAGTCCTAACAAATGTCCTACACAGTCTGCTGTTAAGACATATGTTGATGGTTTAAGTGCTGTTGTAGGAGACTTTAGTATTGCTGGAAACTTGACAGTTAAAGGTACTACAACTCAAGTTAACTCAGTTACTTTAACTTCTAAAGATCGCAACATTGAATTAGGTACTGTTGCTGTTGGTTCATTTACTGGTGATATTTCAGCTTCAGCTGCAACTATTACAAATGTAAGTGATACAACTAATATCGCTCCTGGCGTTGTTGTATCAATAGCATCTGGTAATGGTACTGTTACAGGTCAATCAGATCATAAAGTGTTGAGTATCTCTGGTACTACAGTAACACTTGATCAAACATTTGGTGGATCTGGAAGTGCTACAACAGTTACATTCACGACAGGTGGAGCAACAGATGTTACCGCCGATGGAGGTGGACTTACAATTAAGGGCGATACCGACAAGACAATCTTGTGGGATAACGTCTCAAATAAGTTTGACTTCAACCAAGGTATAAATCTTGAAAATGGATTAGATTTCAGGATTAATGACAGCACTGTTCTTTCAACAACAACTGTTCTTGGTAAAACTATTGAAGTTGACTTCAGTACAATTAATGATGATGCACTACCAACAGTAAAAGCTGTTGCTGACTATGTTGGTAATACAGTATCTGCTGCTACTTACTTTGCAAGTAGCATATAATCATCTAATCACGTTATAACTGGGTTATCCCAATCCAGTTATAATTTTATAATTATAAATAAAACAACAAACCATTTGAGTTAAAATACGGAGAAACCCCCATGGCTTCAGGAATTTATGGAAGATCTGACTTAACCGCAGCTGCTTGGACAGAGATTGCACCTCCTCCAGGATCAGGCATTAAAGTCACGACTATCAACATTACAAATCGTACTGATTCTAATAAGAAAGTACGTCTCGGTCTAGGAAATAGTACATCTATCAATGATCAAGATGTTATTGAATATGATGTAACCATTCCAGCAAACGGAGTACTTGAGAGAACAGGTATTGTACTTGATTCATCTAACGGACTTTATGTTTATGCAAGTGCTACTGGATGTACTGCAATTGCTTGGGGTCTAGACGGCTAAAGATTAATTATTATCAAACTCACAAGAATGGAAAAATCAAATGGCTAGAAAGTTAACCGAAATACCAGCAGTGTCTGCTAAGAGGACTGAAGATCCTTATCTACAACCAGCATTCTCTTTATACAGTTTACATTGGAACTGGGGAGGTGGTTTCTATACTTACGATCACAATTTCAATCTAGTTCATCAACATTATGGTGATGGTGATGGATCATATGGTGAGTTTCGTACATATACCACTGCTGCAAGAGAATCTTTAGAAAGTGTAAGTAGTTACGAAGATGTAAGAACTAACGAGCATCCAGGTAGTTCTTATAGTTATATGTGTAATAGTACTTACCAGAATGGCTATGGGGGTCATCAATGCTTCTCTAGTGCAACTGCAACAGGAACTGGTGGTATTGAACCAGGCATTATGACACTTAATGCTGATGGATCAAGATATAGAAGGTCATATTTTAATAGAGATGCTTGTACAATCCCTAGTTCTATACATCAAGATTTTGGTATATTAGCAGATCATGGTGGTGGTTCTGGTGTTCAGTTGAGTGTTGGACCACGTTCTATGGGCTGGTACTATTCACAGAAATTCTCTGGACAGAGTAGGGGAGTAAACTGGTGTTATGTTCCTCTCAAGTCATTAAACACTTCTGGATATGGAACTTGTTCATGGAATGTGAAGACTAATAAATTCCTTCATATGGAATGTGATGGTGGTGGTAGTTGGAAACCAGTAATTTGGAGTAACTGTCCTGATTTTAGAAAGTATGCTTTAGAAGGTAATAGAGTATATGCTGGTAAGGATGAAAAATATGCTGCTCATAGTAGCCAATCTCACGTTTTACAGGATTACTTCCAAACTGCTGCTAACGCTGACAGTTCAACATATGAGACTTTCTCTTTTCAGAGTTCACCTCAAGGATATTCTAACCAATCTGAGGCTCATTATAGAGGAGTTATGGTTCTCTGTGATAATGATAAGATTGTTATGTTTACTCATCACCCTGGTAGTGGTGGAACAGGTGGATTTAGTTGTGTAAGATGGAATGCTAGTGGACAGGTTGAAACTGGTGGACAGAGCCCATCTCCAAACCAACACCACCAAATACACCATCCTTGGACAAATAACTGGACTCATTATGGTTATGAGCAAGGTCAGTGGTTGGGTATAAGATGGCAGATGTCATCTGATGGTAGATATATATGGGCATATTGTCCTGAGTATTATTGGGGAGGTGGAGCTTATTGGGGATGTGTTAGAGTATCTGATGGTAAGGTTATATTTTGGAATATGAGTGATAGTTCTCATGGATATTCATTCCTTCCAGTTGGTAAGTCTTCATTGATGGTATTCCAACAGTGGAATACTGATGGTGGACAAGGTGCATATCATAAGATGCATGATTTGGAGATGTGGTTTAGTAATTGGGATGATGCATATAATTGGAGTAGTAATGTGTACAACCACTATTATTCAAGATACTTTGAAGCAGGTGGTGCGTATTCAACTTCTTACTATTGTGCGATACCTGCTCACTATGATACTTCATTATTCACCAAACCTCAAATTAACGAATTTGAGTAACTTACGATAGGTAAAACTAATGTCTTTTTTCGCATATAATAAATTGTTAAATATGGTAGATTCAGAAGCATATGATTCTGCTTCTGAAGTACCATTCCCAATAGATGCCCCAGGATGTAGAAATCATCATGATTCTGAGGGAATTGTTGTTCTTGAGTATCCAGATTATGATCCAGCTACCGATTATGTTAATTCATTAAGAGTGAATGCTGCTGGTACTGCTCTAGAAAATCCTCAAAAAGGAAAAACTTTTGCTGAACAGAAAACTATAGATGAAGCATATAGAAATTCTACAGCTTTGAAGTCAACTAGAGTTCATAAAAGAGGTCAACTCAAAGGTGAATGTGCAGAACTGATAAGAGTCTCTGCATGGGAAGACGTTAAAGCAGCTGATACCGATGCCATTAATGGCAATGATGCTGCTACAAGAGCTTTATATGAAAAAAGACAAAAGATGAGAGATCAAAATAGTGCTGCTGAATCCACATTATTAGCTCTTACAGATCTAGAAGAGGTTAAAAACTTTGATGTTAGATCTAAATCCTGGTATACACCTTAATTAGATAAATAACAACGAAGGATTAAAAATAAAATGGCAAGGACTCTAACACAAACCGCTACGGTTTCAACTAAAAAAACAAAAAATCCCTGGCAGCAACCATGCTTTGCCATATACACTATGGAGTATAATACTTATGGTGGTGGGTATGTTCTTTTTGATCACAATATAAACCAAATAGGTTTTAAGATGGGTGACGGTAACTATGCTTATAATAGTTACAGAACATATTCTTCATATGCTCCTGAATTTCATAACAATTATGCAAGTTCGGATTATATAAACACCCAATCTTATCCTTCAAGTAGTTCTAATTACGGTAACAATACGTGTTGGGTTGGTTACTTGGGACATATGTTCCACCATAGTGTTACTCCAAGTTCTACAGAACCTGGATGGATTAAAGTTGATGATGGTGGATATTATATGACTGCCAGAGGTTTTAGAGATGTTATAACTCTTCCTAGTGAGAAAACTCAAGACTATGCTATTTTCCTTGATCATAATGGTACTAATAATAACTTAAGAATTAATAGTAGATCTGCTGGTAAATATTTCCATCAACAAAATTGGGGTTGGGGAGCTATTAATATTGCCTGTAAGCAAAATTCTGGAAATGCTGGATCAATGTACGGTTGTGGATCTTACAATCCAAAACTTAAAAAGCTCTTGGTTATGGAAAACTTTAATAATAGTCAAAGTTTTAGAGTTAAACCAACTGTTTATGATAGTGTTCCTGATTTAAGAGCATATGGTAATTCTGATAGTGCTCATGCCAATAAAGATGAATCATATACAGGACAGTCTTTGAATAGTGGAACCTTGTATGATCACTTTACTAATGCATCAGCAAATTATGATGTAGATAGATACAATGAATATAATGTAAATAACCGTAATGGTTCTGCTGAATCTAGTTATAGAGGACAGTGTGTTCTTTGTGATAATGAAAGAATTGTATTATTCAGAACTACTAATGGTGGTAATAGTGGATATGTTATTACCAGATGGAATGGACCAAATGAAGCTTCACAACCAGGAGAACATAATGGAGAGTGGATTTATAACACCCTAGGTTGGAATCAGTATGGTTATGATAATGGTGAAAGATATGGTAGTAGATTCCAACAATCATCTGATGGTAGATATGTTTGGTTGTATTCACATGCTTATTATTATGGTGCTGGAAATTACATGTGTGTAGTTAGAGTATCTGATGGTAAAGTAATTCATTGGAATTATCAAGATAGTGGTCATGGTTGGATGCCTTGCCCTGTAGGTAAATCCGATTTGGCAATAATATCATCATATAATACAGATAGTAATAATGGTGCTTGGTATACTGTACAGAACTTGGATAAAATATTTGCTGAACAAAGTGATGGTAGTCAATATGCATTTGAAAGTGGATTGCAAAGATATACGTTAGATGCTTGTGGAAACTCTACCAATTATGCAGTAATGGTTCCAGCAATGTATGATACTTCTTTATTCTCAGAACCACATATCAACGAGGTGAAGGAACCAAATACTATTTGGCCTCCTAGCAGCTAAGAGCGAAACTAAATAATTTCTATATCTAAATACAAAAAAGGTTAACAAAAGATGTCAAAATTTGCAAAAGTTTCTTTAATGGAACCAAGAAGCGTGGTTCAGGTTTTTGATGAGAAACCTGAATACACAGATACAGAAACTCATAAAATCGTTGCATATGATTTTGATGATTCAACTGAGGAACGATTATCTTTAGTAGTTGCTGCTGATGGTACTATAACCAACAAACATGCAGGAAAAACAAAAGCAGAAGCAAAAGCTTTAAATGATGCTGATTCTGATGCTTGGATATTAAATCTTGAAAAAACAAAGCTTAAGAAAAGGATTGCTTCTAGAACTGCTGAAAAGCTAGAAGCAATAGAGTGGAAAACTCAAAGAGCAAAAGAACAAGATTATCTTGCTGGAAATACTGCTAAATCTGACGCATTAGCAGCAGAGAAGAAAGCTATCAGAGAAGATGGAAATAATTGGGAAGCAGGTGTAGATGCTTTAACAAACTTTGCAGATGCTCAAGCGTATAGTAATAGACCACCTAATTGGGGAGAACCAACTGAATGGCAAGGTGTTCCTTGGGAATAGTTAATTAGAAGTTATAAATACCCCTAGGAAACACTAGGGGTATTTTTTATGGCTGAACCTGCCAGTAGATCCCAACTAAAAGATTACTGTTTAAGGAAGTTGGGGTTCCCAGTCCTAGAGATCAATGTTGATGACGATCAGATTGAGGACGCAATTGATGATGCTCTTCAATATTATCGTATGCGTCATTATGATGGAGTAGAACTTGCATACATGAAGCATGTATTTACTGCTGATGATGAAACAAAATTTGATACTCAAGAGACTACAACTACTATAGGTAGTGGGGCATCTGCTACAGTATGGAAGACAAATGATAAGTATCTTGATCTTCCAGCAGATGTTGTTGGTGTATCTAAGGTGTTTGGTCTTGCTAGTAATGCTATAAGAAATAATCTGTTTGGTATTGAATATCAGATTTTCTTAAATGACTTATATGCTGTAGGTTCTCTTGATTTTCTTAACTATTATATGGTTAAGACATGGATGGAAACTATGGATATGGTATTGAACAATGGTTCTTTTGTTCAATTTAGATTTAATATGAGACAAGATAGATTATATCTTGATCTAGGAGAAGATATGTTAGATGAAGATATTCATATTATTGTTGAGTGTCATAGAGCATTAGATCCTGAAACATATACTCAAGTTTATAGTGATGTCTTCTTAAAGAAGTATACTACTGCTCTTATTAAAAGACAGTGGGGTCAGAACTTAATTAAGTTTAATGGTATCCAACTTCCTGGTGGAGTTGCCATTAATGGAAGAGAGATCTTTGAAGATGCTCAGAAAGAAATTGCTGAGATTGAAGAGATGTCAACAACTACATACGAATTACCACCATTTGACATGATCGGATGAAAAAAGTATATTTTCCTCAGCATGGTGGTGTTGCCACCGAACAGAATCTTGTACAGGACTTGGTTGATGAACAAATCAAGTTGTTTGGATCTGATGTGTTTTATATTCCTAGAGTACATCTTAAGGATAAAACATTGGGGGAAGTTATACAATCTGAATTCAGTCAAAGTTATATGATTGAGATGTTTCTTGTAAATGTAGAAGGATTTGGTGCTGGTGCAGAGTTTGTAAGTAAGTTTGGTTTAAGAATAACAGATGAAATTAGCTTTGTTGTGTCACGTAGAAGGTGGGAACAGTCTGCCAATCCTGCATTGAATCTTGCTGTAGATGGTAGACCCAATGAAGGAGATCTAATATACTTCCCATTAACAGAGGATTTGTATGAGATCAAGTATGTTGAACGAGAGAATCCTTTCTTCCAGTTAGGTAAACAGTATTTCTATCAACTCACTGCTGAGATCTACGAGCAGGGTGCTGATAAATTTGACACAGGTATTGACGAAATTGATGATGTTGAAAGAGAATTTAGTAACATCACTACTCTCAATGTTGGTTTAACTACAAGAGAAACAGCAACTGGAACTCTTACTGTTGATTCTAATGGTAGTATAGCATCTGTAAATGTAACTCTTGCTGGTACTGGATATAATACAGCACCTAGTGTTACTTTAGGAAACACTGGTAATGGTAATGGAGGTATAATTGAAACTTCAATTTCTGATGGTGGAGTAGTTTCATTGACTATTGTAGATGGAGGTTCCAATTATG